CACTAATCCAGCCTTCATTACTCTCGTATTCTTCCTCGTCATCATTTTCATATTCTGTTTCTTCTAATTCAATAAAAGTTTCTACAATTTGTAGAATTTGGTCGATTTTTTCTTCTAAAGATAGCACAATCTTTCTGATATCGGCAACTTCTTGAGCAAGTGATTGATCTTTAGACATATTTAACTCCATTTTTTGTATTCTGGGATATCGCCATTTTCGACAATTTTTTGATCTTCGTATTTACTAGCAAGACGCCTATACAATTCTTGTTTAACGTTCTCTAATACACCAGTAGCTCCAGCGATATTAGAATATGATACGTTCATCATTACTTGAGTGATTATGCGAGTAAAACAGTAATTTATGGCTCCCAAATACTTAGAAAAATCTTTAGGATAGCCTTTGTCTATATCGTATTTAGTTGAATAAATTTTAGAAACCAGATGGCTTATAGTCACATCTAATATCTGTCTATCATTTTCTGAAATATATGGCATATTAAAATATGTGGAGTTCCACTTCCTTTCCTGTTAAATCTTGAAGTATACGACGAGCCTGCTCAACAGCAGAATATGTTCCGATTACTACTGATGATCTTAAAGTATCGTGATTATAATTACCAATAATACGATAAAATACATCATTAACAGCTTTATGGCTATTTTGCAAGTATTCGGTTTTATTCATAATGCAATCGATATATGTTTCGCCGCAATCATCATGGTATTCTCTAACTGTAAGTAGCTCAAAACTAATAAAGTTAGAATAAAAATTATCGTTGATAACTTTGGCCCATACTAGTTTGCTCATAATAAAAAACCGGCACTCGCACCAATCTGATACGAGGCCGGTAATCGTTCCTTATTTTTAAGTAGTTCAGGAATTGTTTGCACTTGCACGAATACGACGCACAATATCAGCAGTATCTTCATTAGAAGACTGCTTACGTTGCGACTTTGCTCGCTCCATATCTGGAAGAGTTTCGCCATTAGCAGACGCTTCTTCCTTGAGCTTGTTGTATCGGGCAATAACTGTATTCAGCTTTTGACCTGTCTTTTCCGACAGTTCAGCATAAGTCTTGGAGCTAAGAGCGGCCTCCAAAAACTTTTCCTTAGAAACACGAACGCGAGTCTGCTTAACACCAGTAATAACTTCAGCCATAATAATTAGTCCTCCAATTTTCTATTCTTTCGACTCAATCACGCGATTGACTGTCGTTCCTGTCATATCATTCTACCATCCAGTATCTGTCTTGTCAAGACCCCGATCTAAATCCGATAGACATCTTTTCGTCAGTCGCCGTAGAAATATTAGCCGCTTGAAAAGACTTACATTCAATAGATCGTCCATTCCACCAAGAACAATTATATACAACATAATTATCATTGTATATTGTGATATTCTCTACAGTTCCAACAACATCGTCCGATAAGGTAACCTTACTACCAACGGGGATAACATTAATACCCTTCATATTTTCTCCTTTAGTTTTCAAGTACGAAACTCCAATAGCGACTATCTTCCTTCTCTTGCAGAGCATCCCAGTAAATGGAACGAGCAATATAAGAAGGAACCTTCAATTTACCGCAATTAACGCTCCAATGACGTTCAATAGCCTTGTATTCCTTGCTACCAGAAACACTCTTATTATACTTCAGCTTTTCAGAATTGTAAAGTCGAAGCATATGGATATCGTTACATAGAACTCTAGCCTCATTAGGATGAGTCATTTCAAGAGCAAAACTGATCTTAGCCAGACCAAGACCAACCATCTTATTCAAGATAGAGTCACGCTTCTTAACATGACCCTTTTTAGCAGTCAGATAGAAGTCCTTTGGATTCGCCCAATACTTGTCCTTGAAGTCCCAGATATAGTTTGTGCGATTGTTATGAAGTCCAACACCACTCTTGTGAAGTTTTTCCCTAAGAGTATCCTTATTGTCCATCCACTCATGAAAATTCTTGATTGCATTATAGCCCTTCACATTACCCTGCCAAGTTGTGTGGACAGAGCAATAGGCAAACAAATAACGGCGAAAAATATCATCAACAGATTTAGGACGCACACTCTCCCAATAAGACTTGTATTCTTCAACTTTTTCCATAGGAAAGTTCTTGAAAAAATTATCAGCTTTGATCGTGTTCATGGATTCCTCAAGTTTCGTTAACCAAGTATGCTACGATTGTACCTTATCGGCACTCGTTGTCAAGCCACTCAAACTTACCAGTAGTAGGATTATATTGAGCGGCATTGTGTTGAATAGCTTTTCTTTCCCAATCTGATTGCTCGACTTTTGTAGCAATACCATAACCTATAAATATTCCTAGAGCCATAACCATCAAGGTTACTACACAAAATATAAAAACGACGAGATCCTCTTCAGATGATTTTTTCATCATATAGACTCCAAATAATCTGCGGTATTTTCCAATATATTAACTAATTGCTGATTAATATGAAATCTGGGAGCATTAATTTCGATACTCTTGCGAATATTTCCAGTATTGTGTCTGGTAGACGATGCTTTCCAATCACATAGCATTTCGATAAGATCAACTAAATTCATATCATTAATACCATCCTTAAAATGTTCAGGATGATGACGATTATGAGCATAATGGTGTTGAAGAATAGGATCTAGTTTACGCCGAAATTCATTATACTCTTCGCTACCATATTCGCAAGTTGCTAGTTTATCTGTCATTTCTGTAAACATTTCAACCTCTGGTGAGGCTAATTTAGATTGATCATGACTATCCACCCGATTAAGTAGTTCATTAGCTACTTTATGTAAAAGCATTCCCACATAGCGTATATGCTTCATTGTTTCATAATTAGTTGCTTGTTGTTCTAATGTTAGTTTATTATTCATTTTATGAACTCCTTCTCTCCAAGTGACTTATCAATCCACTCAAACCTACCAGTAGTGGGATTATATTGACCCGCATTATGTTGTATTGCCTGTTGTTGGTATCTATTCGACATAACATGATATTCTATAGCGAGTCCTATTGAGATACCAAATAGTATTCCTATGAAAAAAACACCTGTAACATCGTTGTCTCTCACTATCACTATCTATCTCCTTTAACACAATTGTTGATATCAATTCGGGCAAAATTAGGAGTACCAAGACCAGTCAATCCATTATATAGGAAGGTTACTGTTTTACCAATCCACTTGTCCTTATCCTTCAAGAACTGAACAGCTTGTTCGTAGGTTCCCTTAAATGAAGCATCAAACACCTTGTCGTTCCACTTGAGAGTAATAGTCTTTCCGCTGCCACTCCAATTACCTTCGCCCTCAATGATATTCAGGATTTCAGCTTCACTATCATCTTCTGGCTTAACCTTGAGCAAATACTTGCTTCGCTTGTTCTCATACGACATAACACAATTACGCAACATAATCCCCTCATGCCCCGCATCAACATAAGCAGAATAGACCTTATTTAGAGATTCGACTGATTCAATCTGATGGCTTTCTACTAGCTGAATATAGTCTTTCACAGTTGGATCGGGCCAGCAAGCGTCATATGCTGCCAACTCAACATCAATCCAGCTTTTACGAACATTATATGGAGAGTTTTGATCATAACCACTAAAACCATAACCATCATAGACATAATACTTAACCAGTTTCTCACACTGATCAAGATCGTCTTGACTAATATGCACGGTCTTACGAATCAGCTTGCTAATTTCATTAAGCTGTTGACGATACTCTTCATTGAACAATTCGCCATCAAGAACAGCATTGGGATGTTCTTCAAAGAATGGCTTGAGCGATTCTTCAATATGCTGACAAGTCATATATCTTTCACCCTTACGAGTAAAAAGACCATCCTTAGTAGCAACACACCTCATACCATTAAACTTACACTGAGCAATCCAACACTCTTTAGAGAAGTCGATCTTAGTTGCATAATCACGATACAATTTAGCCAGCATTGGCTCAACATATTTAACTGTATCAACCTCATCAATATTGTCAAAGTATCCGGTCTTACGTTGCTTCTTATACTTATTCTCAATCTCTTTGGTGGCTTGTTCTTCGCAAGTTGTAGCATTAGATCGGCGAACATTTTTAGCCTTGGCTACAGTCCATTCACTAACAACTTTTTCTCCATCCATAAGACCAGCAACAGTTCTAAACCTGCACCCATCTTGTTCCATGCTCCAAACGCGAACACGACCCATACTATCACGACAATAAAGAGTTTCGTACTGCTGAATCATTTGTTTTCTCCTGTGTTCGTCTAGTATACCATAGGCTACTAGGTTGTCAAGCCTTGCGTAAAAGATAGTTCATTGCATTAACAACACCAGCTAAATCGTCACCCAATTGACCTATAGCAGTATTGCAACTTGAACAGAGCCAGCCTCTAAAAGAATCAGACTTGTGATCGTGATCTAAACACCACTTGTCTGGAATTTTTCCACAACATTCGCAAAATTCTGGTTTGGCTGGCGAATTTTTATAGAGTTTTTTTCTTAGTTTC